ACAAATGAAATTCCAGAAGGTGTTTTTGGAGAAACTATTACTTCAGAAACAATTACAAATACTGTTGATAAAATAAAAAAAACAGACTTTGGTATAATTGGTGATGCAAGTGCTGCTATGGCAACAAAAGAAGATAAAGCATTAGCTAATCCAGATTTAAAAAAAAGAATTAAAAAATTTGAAGGTGTTGGTAAAAAAGGTTTAAATACACCTTATCAATTAGAATATGAAAAAGATGGAAAAATAATAAAAGAAGATTTTTATACTGTTGGTCATGGTCACAAACTTCCTAAAGGTGCAGAAATAAGAGAATATAGTGATGAAGAAATAGATAATTTTTTTGAAGAAGATATGAAAATTGCAACTAAAAGAGTAAATAAATTAGGAGAATTAAATAAAATAAATCTTAATACAATAAAACAAGATGCTTACGATATACTAGTTGAAATGGCTTTAAATATGGGGAGCAATCCTAACGCAAAACCTGGTGAGAAAAAAGGATTATTTGGTTTTACAAAAACTTTAAAAGCTATAAAAGCTGGAGATTATAAATTAGCTTCTGAACATATGGTTTATAATTTTGAAGGTGAAGATTATAAAGATATTAGTAAAAAAATAGGAAAAACAGATTGGTATAAACAGGTTAAAAAAAATAGAGCAATGACACTTAAAAAGTTAATGTCTCAAATTAAAAAATAAAATGGCAAATTTTACATTTGGTTTAAACGTAAATGAAACAGCTCAAGAATCTGGTTACGATCAATACAAAACAACTCTTGCTGAATCTCTTGGTGCTACTTACGAAGAAACTATAAATCTTAATCCAACATACAGATTATATAAAGACTATCAAATGTCGGATGCTAAAAATCAATCTATAGCTGAAGGTGCATTACCAATTAATAAAGATGTATTAAATAAAGAATATGCAGACGTAGGTGTATACTTTGAAAATGATGAGTATCAATCTGTTGTTGATATTAGGGTTGCTCAAAAAAAAGAAGAAAATGAAAGACAAAGTATAATGCAACGTGGACCAGAAGGATCATGGAATCCTTTCTCTGGTGGTTTTTATGTTGGTGCTGCTAAATTAGCAGTAGGTATTGGTGGTAGTTTTCTTGATCCTATAAACATTGGAGCATCTTTTATTCCTGTTTTTGGTCAAGCAAGATTTGCTGCAATAGCAGCTAGAACAAGTTTAAGAACAGCAAGAGTAGCAAAGGGTGCTGTTGAAGGATCTTTTGGTGCAGCAATTGTTGAGCCTATTGTTTATAGTTCTGCTCAAAGAGTACAAGCAGATTATGGTTTAGTAGATAGTTTTATGAACATTGGATTTGGAACAATTCTTGGAACTGGACTTCATGTAGGTGCTGGTAAATTAAAAGATTTTAGAACTGCTAAAAAATTTCAAGAACAACTAATTAAAAATAAAAAAGATTTAGATGCTGGTACTGGTGGAGAACCAGAGTTAAATTTATACAAACAATATTACCCAGAAAATAGCGAGATCATGATGAAGTTGGAAAAAACAGATCCTAGAACTAGAGAGCTATTATTAAAAAAAGGTATAGGTGATGTTATGAGTGATAATCCTGTTGATGTAACTGGTGTTGCTAATGCTGACGCAACTCTTAGAGATGGAAATGCAGATGCACCTACATCTAAAGTTGAAAGTATTAAAAAATTAACTCAAGATGAGTTAGAATTGCAAAACTTTAAAAACAAAATTATAAATAAAGATTCAGATGCACTAGAAGCAGAAACTCCTGTTATAGAAAAAAGATTATTAGATTTAAGAAATAAACAAACTGAACGTGGTTTGGATATAGATCTAGATGTTCCTGCAAAACCAGGAGAACCAACAGTTCAATCAACAACAGATGATTTAAATGCAGTAAAAACTAGATCAAAAGATTTAGAAGATACTCTTGCAGATCATATCAATTGTCTTAATGGGAGATAATCATGGCTAAAAATGTATGCGAAACTAGATTAAAAAACTTATTAAGAGATTCTTCTTTTACTAATGTTAAAAAAGAAGAGATCATGAATAGTGTTAAGCAAGCTATGGCAGAAAGAAGGCTTACTCGTATAGATAAAATAAATGTAGATGAAATAGCTAAAGACGCAGCATCAAAAATAAAAGCACAAAAAGTAATAGATAGAACTAATGCTTTAAATGATGAGATTATAGTTAGAAAAGAAATAGAATTTGTTGTAGATAATTATAAGGGTGTTGAGCAAGAAGGTTTGTTAGCATTGTTAGTTGGATCAAATGAAATAAGAGCTGGTGCTAGAAATTCTGTAGCCAACATACAAGACACTGTGCAAGCAAATTTAATTAATTCTTTTAAACAAAAAATTAGAGCTGCAGGATTAGATAAATTATTTACTGACGCAGATATTCCAACACAAAAAAGAATAGCAAAAGTTATGGAAGAAGCTGGTGTTGAACCAACAGCTATGGAAAAAAGAGCAGGTATTAAACCACCTATTACAGAAACTGATCCAGATATAAAAAAATTAGGAATACTATTAGAAGAACATTCTGAAGCAATAAGAACAATGTTAAATGATAGAGGAGCTAATATACCTAAACTTTGGGGTTGGGTTGTTAAACATAATCATGATCATTTTAATATTAGAAATGCTGCTGAAACTTTAGGTATGAAATTAGATGATTTAAAAGCAGACGTAAATATGAAAGGTACAGATATAAATTATAATAAAAATTATAAAGCCTGGAGAAATTTTGTAGAACCATTTTTAGATCAAAGAACTTTTGACACTGTAGATAATATAGATGAATTTATGGCAGAAGTTTATAATTCTTTAGTTGGAAATAAAATACAAATAGCTGATGGTGTAAATGTATTTGGCTCAAGAAATGTAGCAAAAGCATCTGGTGGTAAAAGAGTTTTACATTTTAAATCTGCTTCAGATTGGTTTACTTATCATGAAAAATTTGGCAATGGTAACCTTCAAGAAACATTTATTTCTGGTTTAATGACAGCAGGAAGAAATATTGGAATGATAGATAGACTAGGAACTAATCCTAAAAAAAATTTTGAAAGCATTAGAGAAGCAGTTTATAAAAGTATGCAAGGAAGAGATAGACAAAAAATTGCTAACTTTACTACCTTTCAGAAATACTGGAATGTAGTTGATGGATCATTAAATACTGTAGAAAATTTTACATTAGCAAAGTATGGAGCAATAGGAAGATTAGTTGGAAACGTATCAAAACTAGGTGGAGCAGCTATATCTGCAGCAACTGATTTAGGAATCTATGGATCTGAAATGAAAGATCAAGGTGGTAAAACTTTACTGGGTGGGATTGGAGAAGCCTTTGGTGCTTTAGCTAGAGTAAAAAATTCTAAACAAAAAAAAGAAATAGCAGAAATGTTAGGTTTAATGCTTGATGGAACGATACATGATATTGCTGGAAGAAATCAAGTAGGAGATAATTTAAGTAGAAGAGCAACAGAAGTTCAAAGAACATTTTTTAAATTTAATTTACTAACTTGGTGGACCAATACTCTAAAAGAAAATGCTATGTTAGGTATGGCTAATTATTATGCAAGACAAAAAAAATTACCTTATGATAAATTAAATAAACAACTAAAATTATTATTTACAAAATATAATATAGACTCTACTAAATGGGATGTCATTAGAAAAACAGCAATGGAAAAAGCTGATGATGGTATGGAGTTTATTAATGTTGGTTTATTAGATCAAATTTCTGATGCAGATATAAAAGCAATTACAGGTATAGATAATTTAAGTGCAAGAGAAGCTCAAATAGAAAAACAAAAATTTAAATATTCAGTTTCTGGTATGATGTTGGATAGAACTTTATTTGCTGTAATTCAACCAGATGCTAGAATTAAAGGAATAATGACACAAGGAACTTTAGCTGGTACTCCTATTGGTGAAGCATTTAGATTCCTTGGACAATTTAAAGGATTTCCTATTGCAATATTTAATAAGGTAATAGGTAGAGATATAGCTTATATGAAAGCTGGACCAAATCAAGACGTTGGTAGAGGTGTAAGAGGAATGGCAGCAACAATAGTTACAACTGGTTTATTAGGTTATGCTTCAATGTCTGCAAAAGATCTTTTAAAAGGAAGAGAGCCAAGAGATCCTAGTAAATGGAACACAGTTATGGCAGCTTTATTACAAGGTGGTGGTCTTGGTTTATATGGAGATGTTTTATTTAAAGAGCAAAGAGATGGAGCAACAATTATTGCTGGTCTTGCTGGACCAGGTGCAACAACTGTAGCAGATGTATTATTAGCTATAAATTATGGTGTTAGAGGTGAAGGTGGAAATGCTGGTAAAGCTGCTTATAGAGCAGTAAGTAGCAACATACCTTTTTTAAATTTATTTTATATTAAAACAGTTTATGATTACTTAATAGGTTTTAATATGATGGAAACAATGTCTCCAGGAGCATTAAAAAGAGTAGAAAAAAGAATGAAAAAAGAGTATAACCAAGAATATTTATTGACTAAACCATCATCAATGTTTAAAGGTTTTTAACATATGACAATATCATCGACAACAGTAAAAAATTCCTATTCTGGTAATGGTACTTTAGATACCTTTAACTATACTTTTAAAGTTTTTGCAGACGCAGATATTCAAGTTATTATTAGAGATGCAACAGCAACTGAAACAGTTAAGACATTAACTACACACTACACAGTTACTGGTGCAGGTTCTGCTTCTGGTGGAACTATTGTATTCACAGCAGGTAACATTCCAAGTGCTACAGAAACAGTTGTAATAAGAAGAGCATCACCACAAACACAAGCAATCGATTATATTGCAAACGATCCATTCCCTGCTGAATCTCACGAAGAAGGATTAGACAGATCTATGATGGCAATTCAACAGTTGCAAGAAGAAATA